ATAACGTCAACCTCGTGGAGTATGACGTTATTCTGCGTGATGGCCGTGTTATTGGCAGTGATGGCCGTGTTATTGGCAGTGATGGCCGTCGTTAGGGATGAGGACGCCGTTGAAACAAAGGCCGTTGCCGCCGCGATATGCTCAAAGATGGGAGTGAAATCACTTGTCCCGCCACTTGCGCTTATCGCCGCAATGATGGCAGCCGTTCCCTCGTTGATTTGCTCCGCGATTTGCGACAACATGTAGATCGTAGTATCTAGGGAGATCGTAATCATTGGCCTATTTGCGGGAATTGCCGTTTCGTCGATTGGATAAAACGATCCATAAACCGCCCCGTCAACCCAGTCGGATGTCGGCTTGAGAACTAATTGTAGATAGGTTGCTCCGGCAATGCACTGACGAGCTGCGTTCAATAGCGCCGTCGATGCCGTATCGGTTGTGCTCATCACCGCCGCCGCCGCCCAGTCAACATGTTGCCGCCAAAGCAACTCGCTTGTCGGCCCCTTGGTGTCCCATGTTAGGCTTGAAGTGAGTCCCGCTTTTGTCGCTCTGTAAAAGTTAACGTCTTTCGGGGTTCCGCCCGTTGTTCCTTTCGACGTAAGGGACAGAGTGATGCTTGATAGATAATCCGCTCCGCTCGTGGAGGCCGTAATTCCGTAGGCCGCCGCGATGGCGGGCATGTCGATATTGAGATAAATCCAACGATCCGCAACTGCGGTCGCATTAGAGTTGACGTACATCGGATTTTCAGTGTCGTAGTTCGTCGTTGAACTGCCGTGATAAACACTAACATCCGATAAATATGTTGAGGATTGAAAAGTATAACTCGGATCGAACCAAGTCGCCGCCTTCGCCTGCGCCCAACTCCACGCGGCGAAGTGCATTTGAAGGTCGCCTAGGTAAATCTGCTTCCCTTGTCCATCCAGCCCTTCGCAATAGGCGGGCAGGAACTTGTGCAGGAACGCGCCGTTCCATTTCATCGTCATGCTGACGCCGACAACCTGGTCATCGTCTAAGTCTATCGGTACGCCGTCCATCTCGCCCGTAACGCCCTCCGCCCGTTCGCCGGGGAATGGATCGGAGCCGATGGCAAAGCCCAACTCGGATTCCGGCGCGCCGGGGAAGAACTCCGCAGACGTAGGCGAAGGGAGAACCGCGCCCGCCGCCCCGTTAAACCGCACGGTCTTCAGGATGCGCTGATCGGTTACGGTAATCTCGTAATCCGCCGCGCCGCCCGGAAGCGTCCAGAGCGCAGGCCAGATAATCGTATTGCCGGAGACGACGGGCGTAACCGCGTTGGCTTCCGCAATCTTTAGAAGGGTGTACGCGCCGCCCTCGTTGCGATAGAAGAACAACCCCGCCGTCTGTTGCCAGGCCGCTAGGCTATCGTTCTGTTCCACCGTCAGGGTAGCCGATGCGTCGATAGTCGCCGTAGCGTTGAGGAGCATCGCCCGCCAAACGCCGGGGGAGACTTCGATGATATTAACTGGTTGCTCCTCCTGGCCGATGCGGAATGTCGCGCCGTGGCCGCTGATCGTCAAAAAGGAACATGCGCCGATAAGAGCAAGGAAGAACAGTATCGCGCAGAGCCAACTATTGCGCTTGGCGCGGCGCTCGGCGACAGGATCGTAAGGCTTTGCGTAGGGCGAACATTTCAGGTTCATTTCGTCTCCTGGTACATAATTTTTGTATGGGATGTACCTATTTTTGTTTTGCCGGGGATTAGTTCTCTCATTCCCTTGCATTCACCTCATCCCAAATCTTGAGGATAGATATTCCGTCATCTCCAAAATATCCCTCTACCTTTAACCCCCCCCCGCGCAAATCAACAATCCGTTCAACGCCGGCGCAACAAAACCAAGCGCGGCCATCTAGCGGACTCAGAAAAACATATACCTGGTAATTCCAAAATGCTTGTCCACCCATGCTATTATGGGGTCCTGATGTATTCGGGAAAGTTTGCGGATAGGAGTAAAAGATCAGACTATCGGCAGGCTTTCCAAGTTTTTTGGCTGCTTTCGCTCGCAGTTCCGTAAAAGTTTCAACTTTTGTTTGCGTCATCGCTTTACCTTCGCTCTTTCCGTCTTCGCCATGGGAGCCTTCGCTCCCGCCGCTGTAATCTTCGCCGCCCGCTCCGCCTTCCACGCAGCCTTGTCGGCGGGTATCGCCTTCGCCGCCAACGGGACGCAACTGATTGGCGCGGGCTTGGGCTTCTGCGCGGCGTCCGCCCGCAGCGAGTAGGCCATGTAGGCGCAGTAAATTCCGACTGCGATAAGTAGGACGGACAGCGCCCATCTGACATAATATTTCCAGGTTCTGTTCATTTCTTTTTTCTCCTTAGAATCGAACATAAGAACTCGTTCTATTTCCCGCGCCTGATCGGCCTTGATCGCCGCCTCGGTTTCGTCGTGAATCCAAGAGGCCATTTTACAGGCTTCGCGCAGGGTTACGGTTTTCGCTTTCGCGGCTTTATCCTTGGCCGATCCCAAAAAACGCTTCTGCATTTCGGGCATACCCTCACGTCTGTTTGGCGCGGCACCCATTGATGGCCGCATCGTAGGCATTCGATTTTTCCAATTTGAATTTTCATAATACTTATAAGTTATCCCTATAGGGAAGATTTGTCAAGGGGCTATTCAAAAGTCGTCGGGTTTCCCGGCAGATAGTCAATCCCCCGCACGTCTACGGGGAGTACCATGCCCCCGCCCGCGCCCGGCGTAACGTCAACCACGGTTACGGCGGCTAGTTCGAGGAGCGCCTTCCACTCAGTCCCGGCCGGCCAGGGCGTCTCGCCGCCGTGCAGGTAGAGATGGATCGCCGCGTCTTGCAGTTGCGGCCCCGGCTCGATAACCGCTTCGCTCGGATAGACGATGCCGCCGATAGTAACGACCGGCCAATGCTCGACAATGCGCTTGCCCGGCGGGAGCGTAAGGGCAAACTCGTAGGAGTTGGCGGCGAGCACGCCCGCTGTGGCGAGCGTCGTTGTTCCCGCCGTTGCCGTTGCGTTGCCGATATCTCCTGCTAACTCCTCCAGGATCGCCGCCAAGTCATCGGCGGAAAACGTCCCGAGCGGATTGGAATAAGTCGCCGAATCGATATTTCCGAAAACCTTGCCAAGATATAAATCGCCAATAATCCAGGCGTCCGTAACAGAGAGGACGTAAGGCTCCCCCGCCCATTGCGCGGACGCCCTAGGCGATGCGTTGGCGATAATAAATAGTGCAAGGCATAGCGGCCACGGGAACCGCCGGACGAACGATTTCATTATCCACCTCAGAGTAATAACCCATGCCGGGCGACCAAAAGCTGTTGGCGATGAAGAATTTCACGGAATCCGAAACGAACGAATAAGGGGGCGTTATATCGGCCATCCCCGCGCCGGTAAATTCATAGATGCTTTCCCACGCCGCCGCCCAGATCGTACCATCGAAAACGAATAGCATGTTGCGCGACGAATGCCACCACCACGCGCCTTCCGTTGGGTTCTCCGGCGGGCGCGTCGAGGAATGAAAGCGGCCATTCCGGCAATCCGCGCCGCCCAATTCCACATGATCCGCGAGTATGCTATGAATCGTTTGATCGGCCACATTCGCGCCCTCTTAGGCGTAGATAGTCCAGCCTGTCGTCGTTCTATAATACCACTTATTTTCATCGGCCACAAAGATCGTTCCGCCCGCCGCGATGGAATAGAAATGCCATGACGAGCCGTAATAATGGGCGACATAAAGGCCGTAGCCGTTCCAATCGCCATTGGCATAATATGCGCTTCCTTGGATCGTCTCGGAGTCAATATCCTCCGTAACGACTATCGCAACGGAGCCGCCGACTTGAGTCGATGAAATTATTGTGTAATTTCCATTGTTACTTCCAGCCCCGCCTGCGATTCTTAATATTTTATCAGCCTCGAAGTTGGAGGCCGTACCAACAAAAGTAAATTTATGCGCTGTCGAATCAATCGCCGTCAATACGTAAACGTCTTCGCCTACGATGTACGCCGATCCATCCACCGGCGGGCTTGGCGGCGTCGTTAAATCCTTGTCGGCCACCCCGCCATGCAAGGCGTCCAGGCGATAAAGCGCCGAATTGATAACCGTATAGTCTCCCTGCATGTCAGACGCTAAAAGCGTAAATCCAACTTTCAATGTTGCGGTCATAGCGTAATTACTCCCTCTTTTATCGGGCTTGCCCAGATGCCATTGAATGACTGGATGCGAACGCGGACGCCGTTGAGCAACTTTAAAAAGTCGGCTTCTTGGTCATCGGCGGAATAATTTAAGAATGTCTCCGGTCCCACGATGTAAAGGCGGCTACTCGCGGTTATTGTCCCCGTCAGCGGCCAATGAAATTGTAAGTAATATTTTTGCCGGGCAGCATAGGCTTTGAATCGATCCCGCTTTTCCGCCGGATTAACTCGCGGATTCCAGTCGATGCGCCAGGAGCCATTGCGGTTGCGCTGCCCCCGTATGGCGTCCACGGGATAGGGTTGATAGCCGCCCCATTGATTCGTAAAAGAAATGGCGTCCACGGAGTCGGGCGATTCGTCCCGCGTTACCGCCTTAATCCCAATCATCGCGTGAGATTCGGGAATGCGCTCCAGGGCGTCCAGCGAAACAAAGCGCTCGCTCGCGGCATGGGCTACCGCGCCATAGGGATAATCCCGCGCCAAGTCGGTAGCGTAGAGGCCGCGCAGCAACGTCGAAAGAAGGTATTGATCGCTCCCTAGATCGGTCGCCGTGACTACTCCAATAATTTCATTTCCGAGAAGGAACCAATTCACTCCCGCGAGAACGTCTTCCACCTCTGCGGATTCCAGCGTCCCCGATGTCAGCGCCACGGTTACGGAGCCGGAATAGTCCAGCGTGTAGGTTGTCCCCGCCGCGAGTATTCCGCCCGCGCCCGCGATGGATGCGCCTACGACAGACGGCGCGAGCGCCTGGCCGATAAAGTCCCAGTTCTTCCGCGTCTTATATTGAATCCACAAGTCAGCGCCCGGCCATAAATCCGTTCGCCCATCCGCCGGAGCCGCGCCAAAATAAAACCCGCCATCTTCATGATTAGCTTGAAGGATTGGAATATCCAGCAGGTGCGCCGTCGAGGCCGGAAGGTATTTCAGGCCGCCGGACGTTTCCCCTCCGCCCTGGACGCCATCAATATCCGCCGTGTAAATCGATAGGTCTTCGATAACGCCGGAAATTCGAATTAATCCATAGGGCGAAAATTCGATCTTGGTTACGCGGATAATGTAAGTTTCCGCGCCGTAATTGATAGTGATTAAATCCGCCGGGTCAATCGTTAGGTGCCGCATTCCCACGACGACGGCCACCGTCTCGCGTTGCGCCCACGCATCCCATAGTAGGACGTGCGCGGCCAGGGCGGCGCTATTGGCCGTCAGGACAAGCGGGAGTTCCACCGATTGCTTTTCGTTCGCCTCGCCCAAGATGCGCCGGGCGGACTGCGTACCCTGCTGATAATCGCGGGCGGCGTCGAAATAAGAAACGTCAATTTGCTCCGGGAGTTCCAAATCCTGCACTCGTTGAATCTCGATAGGCGGCGGCGCTTCTTCGCTCGCGCCGTGCGCTCCTAGATCGTCGTTGGCGATTGTTGCCGCTGAAGTCTTTCCGGCGCGAAGCAGGAAGGCGATTACCCAGCCGGTTTCTACAGCGTCCACAAAATAGGCGCGGAATAATTTTTGTAAGGTATCGCGCCCTGATTCTCTTCCCGTCCGCGAACATCCAGGAACTTCTTCCGCCGCCAAATCCGTCACGTTAATTTCATCCGCCGCGAGTCCAGCCTCTTCGCAGACATCGGCTACTACGCTATCCAGGTAGATCGTATCCGCCGCAAGAGTCGGGAGCGTCGAACGATGAATTTCGTCGATAACAGACGCGGCGTTCTCTTCGCCGCCCATGATCCACATCCGGCCAATAAAAGATGCGAATGCAGGATAAGGGTCGCCTCCAGATTTATTGAATCCTGGTATAGTTCCAGTCAATAAAAGCTCACCCCAAGTCACGCCGCCGTCAGAAGAATATACCGCCCTCATTAAATAGCCGCCCGCCGCTTGAATAAAGGCCACCAAATAATCGCCCCATGAAACCGCGCCCCAAACGTCGCCCTGATCCGGCCAATAGGTAGGAGATGCAGGTTGCGGAGGATCGGCGTCCGGCAAGGCAGAAAAGAACGGAAGCGATAGATACATCGTGGAAGTCCATGCCGCCTTCGCCGTCGTAAAATCCCCCGTGATTGTGATCGTCGTTAGGCCGCCCGCGTAGGTTGCGTTCGATGCGCATTCGTAAGCGCCAAAGGCATTATTTTCACCAGTCGCCTCATTTATTGAATCATAGACCATGAATTGCTTGCCCGTCGTAAACCGCGCCGCATGATCGCCACTTATTTTTAGAGTCTTAGCCACCACATTAAACGAGGCGGCGCTTGAAATATTGTGCGTGAAGGCCGTAACGTCGATGGCCGTCCGCGTAAAGGTTGACGTTGCCGGGCTTCCCGTGTCGGTGAATTTGTAGCAGGCGTTTTTAAATCTCTGACTTCCGGGGATTCCTGGATTGGTTACATCTCCGCCAAGAATATAGAGGTCTCCTTTGTGCGAGACGAGCGCGGCGGAAGTACGGGGGAGGAAGGTACCCAATGCGCCGGAAATATGCACAAAAACTAAGCCGTTTGACGACTCGTAAATGTCCTTAAAATATTCGTTCGAGCAATGTTCGGCGAGGTAGTCAACGGGAGCGCTTGGGTAATCCGCCGCCGTCGTGAAGCGCCCGCCTGCAATGTAAGCCTTGCCGTTGTGATAGCATGAAGAGAACAAGCGGCGCGGCCAGGGAGGAGTCGTTGAAACGTCTGAGTCATCGCTCTTTATCTTGAGCACTTCAGCCCATGCGTCATCATCGATGACGTAGCGAAAGCCAATAATGGCGTTCGTGGGGCCGCTGGAAATAAGAGGAACATTTCCGGTATCGGATGCGCCGCCGTAAACAAATATAAGCCAGCCGAGAGTTGCGTCATAGGCGACTACGGGCTGAAATTCGAAGCGGCCAACGTAATAGCGCCCGCCAAGGGGCATAGATGCCTTTTGCATCCAAGTTGAGCCATTGACGGAATACCATAGATCAGAAAAGGAATCTCCGGGCGGCGGATTCCAGCCACCGATAATAAACATCTTGTCTTCGATTACGCAAGTTCCCGCCATTGAACGCGGCCCCCAATGATCCGCCGCCAGCGGGGTTATCTCTTCCCAGACTTGCCCGGTTCGCGTTCCCGCGCCGATGACCTCGAATTTCAGCGTTGGGATTCGATTTCCGTAGTCAACCAAAGGCAGGCCGTAGAACGAAACGTAGGCCATGCCGCGATAGGCCGGGATAGCGGATAGAGACGCAAGGCCGCCCCACATCACGGTCTCCGTGGGTTGCTTGGCGATTATTTGCGTGTCTGGATTTTGGGTTTCGGTTCCAAGGAAAACTTGAAAGTACTTGGCGAATTTTGCAGAGGCCGCGAGTTCGGCGTCCGTTGCTCCCGCCGCTTCCGTATAGACGAGATTTCCATCCGCCCAGATGCGCCGGATTCCGGTTATCGGCCCCTCGCAAATAGCAATTTGAAACCATCCATAATATGTCCATGTCGTTACTTTGGTTGCGCCGATGCCTGTACCTAAAATCCCGCCTACCTTTTTTGTATTTTTTATTTCTTGAAGTTTTTCCGTGCTCCAAATGACATTCCCCGCAAGCGGGAATGTTCCCCAAATGCGCGGGATGTTCGCGCCTTCCGTTGAGGTTTGAACAAGCAGATCGTCAAGGCGCGGGCCGGATATCTTGCGCGGGTTGAGTACCGAATCGACGAGGCCGCCTATTCCCCAGCCGATAGCCGCACCTAGCGGGCCGCCGAATATCGCGCCAAATATGCCGCCTATGAGCCGAAAAATTCCCATGTCAGACCTTATTACCCCATTGATTAATCACATCCCGGCCGGGGATGTACGGGAACCCGCGAAAGTTTAAAAAATTATCGAACCGGCTAGCGCAGATCGCCGCCGACTTGTCGCAACCGGCGATGATCGAAAACGTATCCCCGGCAACTACCGCCCGCTCCATCGCCAGGCATAACGTGAGTCCATAATTCGGCGCGGCATAGGTGTTTTCCTGCACTTCGCGGGAGACGCCGTTATTCGCGCCGCTCGTCCACGTAAGTTTCCCATAGCGATAATAGTTCTCCGCCGCGCCGCCGCTCGTAATAGTTGCCGCAAAAACCGCCCGGCTCGTAACGGTTCCAACCGCTCCCGTCTTCGTAAAATCGGTTAATACTTTCGCGCAACGGGAATCACCTAGATCGGCGTCGCAAAGCGGGAGATAGGCGCGCCCAATAGGCTGCTGTAATTTCTGCGCTAGGCTCCGAAACTCCGCCTGGAACTTTCCGTTTTGAATTACCACCGGCCCCAGCCAGCCGCGTTTTAGCGGCATGATTCCGTAGGATTGATACGTCCAATCGATGATAAATATCTTGATCTCCGCGCCGTCATAAAGCCCAGCCAAAAGATCGGCGCGGGCGATGCCGCCGGAAATATCCAGGAAGGCGTCGAAGGAAAAGTTATCGACGGCCAAATCGGCGGTCTCCGCGATAGCCCCCGGCGAGTCGATAACCGCCGGATTGTATGCCAGGGAGTCGCTCGGCGGGTCAATATCAATCGTCAGCGCCGCATCGTGATCCGTGAAGCCCAGTACGGTTCCATCGGTTCTTTCGATGCGCATACAACTGCACATCGTCAGCGCCCCCTCGGCCAGGCGGGAGAGAAACAGGGAGCCGTCATCGGATGGGTTGAGTACTTGCTTCATACGCGCACCTCTCGGAGAGTGATATCCGCGCCGAATACGCGAAACGCTTCCCACGTGTTTGGAAATTCATCGCTCGCAAACTGCACAGGAACATCGAATTCAAACTCCGCTTCCGGCGTTGCCGATGGCGGGGATCCAAATGTTACAATCCCCGTCGTTAGATTGACTGAGATTCCCGATTGTTGCAGGACGCCGGAAACGTAAATTCGAACCGATCCTTCCACGGGCTTTTTGATTTCCCTATAAAGATATTGGCCGCCCGCCGTGTAGACTTTTTGCAGTTGGAAAATATTGGCCGCCGTTCCCGCCGCGAGTTGCGGGCGAACTTCATCGCCGGGATTCGCTGATTGAAAATCATCCAGGTCTTTGAATCGGAAACGGTTTAGCGTTCCCCGCGCCGCCGCCAAGAAAAAATGATAGCACTGCTGGAAGTCCGTCTCGGAGCATATCCAGCGGCGAATATCCCACGTGCGCAGCGGGGCGCTTGTGAGTTGATTGACTTGATCCCATCCTGCGGCGGTGATGGATTGCTGGTTCAGGAAAGCGGTATTGCGCCCGCTTCCTGGCGGTATTTTTATAGGGATGCGCATTTCGATGAATGACATTAAATATCCCCTCTCCGTTGCCTATAAGCCAACTCCGCCGCCATCTCGCCCGCGATGCGCGTTTTGTTGCGCGAGAAGGACGCCGCGTCTTGAGCGTTGACCGTCATATTAATTACCACGCCCCCGCGCCCGCCCGGTTCGATGCGCCCGGACATGGCGGGGATGAACATCTCCGGCCCGCGCTCGCCCACCATGTAGGCGCTTCCTGCGCTAACCGGCCCGCCCGTTGCGCGCCCGCCGCCAAACAGGAACCCGCCGATTCCGCCCCCGCCGCCCAGCGAACCGGCCAGCCAGTTGAATAATTGCCGCGCCGCCAAGTCGGCCACGATCCTGTCCATTGCGGAAATGAAATTAGTTACGAAATTGTCAAGATTTCCTTGCAGCGCCCCAAAGAATAGATCGGAGAACGATCCCTCCATCGTCTGCGCCGTGCGGCGGCTCGCTTCGATCCAGCCGTTATATTCGTCAGTTAAAATCTTAGTTGAATTCTTAAACGCGGTCTCGTCCAGGAAGCCGGTCTGGAACCCCGCCGTTAGCGTCGCCATATCCCGCCGGTAGAGCTGCATCGTGGAAAGGTTTCGCTCTTCGATATCGTCGGCGAAGTCGGTATAATATCGCATCCTCTGCGCCACCGCTTGGCGCTCGGCTTCGTCCAGTTCGATGATACCCTGCAAAATCTCCTCGTTCTTTTTCCGGTTGGATTCGATGATTTCGGCGTTGGCGTCCGCCGTCATGCGGGCGATGCGGGCGAGAGAGGTTATTGCTTCCGACTCTATCGCCCTATTGGTTCCCGCAATGATGCGCTGTTTTTCGGCGGCCAGTAGATTTTCATCGGCCAGGAGTTCATCCCGCCCCTTCACGAGCGCATCGACGCGCCCTTGCATAGCCTGCTGCTCGGCGCGAACTTCTTTGGCGAGTCCATCCAATAGTGACAGCTCGCGGTTATTGAGGCTTTCGCGTTCCATCTTGGCGAGCTCGTCGAAATACTTGTCCAGGTCTTTGAGCGTCTTCTCGCGCTCGGACGCGGCCTTCTTTATGGCGTCTTCATCTTCTATAGTAGATATGCCAGCGGTCCCCTTTGGGGCTAATTTTGCGATTTCATTCAGCCCCCTATTTAGCGATTCTGCCTGTTGAATTGTTGGCCCCAACGCAAGATTTAGGGCATCGCCAAATATTTTTGAACCAAGCGATATTCCAGGAAAATTCTGTTGAATAGCTTTTTTAAATACCGCCCCAAAAATTCCTTGTTTATTTGCCTTCTCAAACTCGGCGACTAATGCGGTTATTGCCGATGCCGCCGTTGTGATGGCTGGGGCAAATTCGAGGACTGCGGTTTGACCAAGAATCTTAAACGCCCGATCCATTTCGTTGAGCGCCTTTTCGGCGCTATCGGCGTTGGCTATCAGGTCGTCGCCAAGGATTTGACCTAGTCCTTTTAAGCGTTCAATTTCCTCCTTGATTCCCGCCGAATTTTGCTTAAAAATCAAGGCGAGTTTCGCGCCGGATTTTCCGAATAAATCGTTGAGTAAGGAAGCCCGCTCCGCTTCCGTTTTGTATCTTTGCAGGGCGTCCGCCACTTCGTAAAAAATTTCCTGAGAAGAACGAAGCTCCCCGGCGGAATTCTTAATGGCAATCCCCATCGCCCCGAACGCGTCTTTCGCCGATCCCGTCCCCCGCGCCGCGTCGCCAATCCCGCGATTGAAAATCATGAAAGACTTGGCAAGCGCTTCTTGTTCGACGCCCGCTTCCTTGGCAATGGCCGCCAAGCCCTGAAATTCGCTCGCGGCTAGGCCGATCATTTCCGACATGTCGCCGATATCGTCCGCCGCAGAGATAGCGCTGCGGGCGTAGGATACGATCTCGCGGACAGACAACGCAACGCCCAGGCCAACGGCGGCGCGCTTGACGAAACTCACGGCTCCGGCAATGCCCTTAATGGAGTCGGCGGCGTTCGACATATCCTTACGGAGATGGGCGACATTGGCTTCCATCTCTATGAGCAGTTTAGCTATTGCCATTGGCTTCCACCTGTTCCAAAAATTCCCGCGCTTCCTCTTTTGAGACTGGCTTAAATTCTATCTTCTCTTCTTCCGCTTTCTCGCGCCAAGGAAACGAATCCATAGCGGAAAACTGACTGTCCTTTGAACCAAGAAAGGCGGCAACTGTGTTCGCCACAATCGCCGCCTGTATGTCTCCTCGTTCCCCGCCAATCGGCGATAGGCTATCGTAGGCCATCCATTCCATGAACTCCGCCGACGTAATCCGCGCCTGCAATTCCCGGACGGGGATATGCAGCGCTAAAGCAAGGGTATGCCAGAAACGCCATTCGCCATCGGCTCGGAATTTTTTTTTGCCTCTTCGATTCCATCGGCTCCGAAGCCGTTCATCTTCGCCGCCTCTTTATAAATTTTGTCAAGAACTTTGGCGTTGAGGTTGCGAATCCGCAAAATATCATCGGCGGTAAAAAGCGGCTTACCATCTTCGCCGCAGGCCGTAAGCCGGACGGTTGCAACAATGATCGCGAACGAATCCTGCACTTGCTTTTCGTCGCTCTCGTCTTGCTTCCAGAGCGCGAAGAGTTCGGAGCGTTCGGCTCCAGTCAACTCCCGGACACAAATCGATCCGCCCCATTCGGGGATATCGATGGCTTCGCGTTTCAGGTCGTCGATTTTTAGTATTTCATCCCGCGTTAAAAATCTCATACATTGCTCCACGTAATCGCGCCGGTTCTTTGTACCGTAAAATCGGCTTTAGTGGCCGAGTTCAACGGGCCGTTGACCGTAAATTTACTTACATAGCCCCGAAAAGTTCCATAAGTATTGCTCGAATCGGTAAGGATGACTTTCCAGTACTGAATTGTTCCGGCGGTGTAGTCCTGCATAAGGGTAATGTGTACCGCATTCGTGGGCAGGAAATTGACAGTAATACTAACGGGGCCGGTATCCTTCCAGCCGGAAATAGACTCTTTCGTGTCATCGGGGCTTTCGTGATGCGATACGTCGATCTTTTCGGCTTCTGGCGAATCTATCGCAATATCACTTGTTACCTCTGGAATAGTGACGTAGGTCACGCCATCCGTCGAGCGCTGTAGGAGGGTTCCCTTTCCCCATGTTGCTACGCTTGCAGCCATGATAATTTACCTCGTTTCATAATATCAAAGATAGTTATTTCGTGATCCGCAAAACCGCCCATTCAATACATGTTGTGGACGCCTCGATAGTAATCGCTCCGGTTGCATTGCGCCATCCGACCGTGTTTCCAAGCCAGAAGGCCGCCGTCTCAGAGACGCCCAACACGTAGGCTGCGATATTATTTGTGCGGTTGTATTGATCAGCCACCGTATAGAGAGATACATCAGCTACGGCGTTTGCGACTGAGCGGATTAAAAGCAATTCCCGCCCCGTCGAAGTTACTGAATTTATGACATTCGCCCCGCCCGCCGCCGTCCAGGTGATATCAAGATCATCGGCGGCGACCGTCGTGGGATACGGGCCGATGGGCACCTGGATTGCAATAGAGTTTCCGGTCGTTGCGTAGGCGGAAATAGCGAGCACTCCGGCGATTACAATCAAGGTAAGTAAGTAAAAAATTCCGAGTCGATCTTTCATTTCATATTTCCTTTCAAGCCGGATTTACCGGAATGGTGTACGCCTGGGAGACGCCATAAACTTTTATCGCTTCCTCATAGCCGTCGATTCCTGCTTCCTCGATGGTAATCGCGCCAACTTCCGCGCCATCCCATTGAGTCCCTTGGAATGCGTCCAGCGAAGCCAGTACCGCGTCGGCCACCTCGTGCGCATCCTTATACTTTTCCGCGAAAGAGATAATTTGAACACGGAAATTGTGCAGGCCGCTGAATCCTTGATGCGATTGCGTCGGCTCCGTGTTCAGGATCACGTAAACTATCGCTGGAAACTTACATCCCTGCTGGGCGATTACTGGATAGATTCGCTCTTCTACGCGCTCCGCAATGACTGCGTTCGTCGCCAAATGCCTACATAAATAATCGCCAAGAAATCCCGCCATCAGAGCGCCGCCTGCCTAGTTTTTGCCTTGATTTTTATCAATGCTTCCCGCGTCGCCTTAATGACTTCCGCGATAACCGCCGCTTGGTTGCGCTCCAGCGCGGGAACCATGAATGGCCGCGCCGTTATTGATCCCGTCCCAATACGCCTTCCTTTGCGTTGCAAAAACGCCAATCTTTTTCCGTGAGACGGCTTGGTTCCGAATTCCAAGAACCACCCATAAAATGCAGTCCCGAAAGACAGCCCAGCCTTGACGGTGTTTGCCGTTCCTTTTCCGCGCCGCGCCTTGATTTTCTTGAATAGAGGGCCGTATTTTTCCGACATTTTACTACGGACGCCTTCCGAGCGCGGGGCATCCGCCCGCGCCGCCGTCTCTACTATTTTCGCCCCCCAGAACAGGCCGGTTCGTAGCGCATTTTTGGCGACTCGCGGGACTTCTTCCCGCAAACAGGCCATAAGCTCGGGGCCGCCGATGAACTTCATGTCGAGATTGATATCCGGGGCGCTCATTCTCTAGGCTCCTGCGCCGTTGCGCTTATCAGCAATCCCGCCCGGCCGTCCGATTCTACGATGGAAACGATGTCATAGTAATTTTCGGAGGCCACGGGATAATTGATTCTCATTTTCGTATCCAAGTCTTCGCGGCGGCGGATTCGAAATAGCGCTGTTGTCTCTGCGTTGACTTGTTGCGCCGCCTGAAATTCCCGGCCGCGTTGCTCTACTAATTCCGCCCAAACTCGCGCCAGCATTTCCCACTGCGGGGCCGGTTCGCCGCCGTCCGATTGGCGAACGGGCGTCTGTTGAATCTCGATCAATTTATCGAGCCGCCCGGCTATCATTTGAACCGCCAATCGCGATAAGGAGCACAAAGCCACTCAACCGTTTGCGGAATCACGTTGACAATATTTCCAATATTTACGCTTTCCCTATGCTCAAATAAATGGCCGATCAAAAGTAACATCGCTTGGCGGATTGGAGACGGTACACTCGCCGCCGTTGCTCCATAGCCGCTTACAAATTCCAGCGTCACGGCGTTGGGAATGGTTCGCGCTACCGGCCACTCGCCAGCGTAGATCGGAACGATCCGCCCCGGCGTCGAATGCTTGTCCACCGTAAAATCGGTGTTCTCTGTCAGCGTCTGCGCCGCGCCGTCCTCGTCCGTGTAGCCGATGGACGTAACGGAAATGAGCGGCGTTGGAACGACTTCAATAGCCGCGTTGTCGTCGGGGAAGGCGTCGAGGTACGAGTACCAGGTCTGCGTAATTAAGGCGCGATTCGTGTGCTCCTCAATGCGCATACGCGCCACGGCGATAAGGAGATTGATAAGACTATCCTCTTCCGCCCATGTTACGCGGATTTGCTCTTTCGCTTCCGCTAAGGTCACCGGCTCCACCGTGGGAGCCGTCTTAAGGATGCGCGTCATTTGCCGTTCCATTCTTCCGCTGGATTCATATCCGTCGTTTCGATCTTACTCTTCCCGCGTTGCCGCGTTCTCGCGGTGGGGATTTCCGGGATGGGTTGCGCGGAGACTTCTTCGATGGTGGCCGCGCCCGCCCGAACCAGATTGTTCGCGTATTCATCGGGCAGATCGTAGGATTGCCCGGCCTTCAATACGCCGCTTGGATCGGCGGCTAATTGCCTCATTATCACTTTCATTTCGTCACCTTATCCATATCGATACTGTTCCCGCTTTGATTTCCCCGGCGTTGGTCACATGCAAGATGAGCCGGTCGTTTGCCACTGTTCCCAGTTGCGTCGCGCAGTCGATGTAAGCAGTAGCTGTCGATGACATATTGGCCGCCCACCCGCGCATGAGATCGATTCGCTCCGCGTCGTAAATGTAAATATCGTGGGTGGCCGCCGGGGCGCTCGCGCTGGACGGGATGGACGCAACGCCAAGAACCTTGCCGCTGTAAAATCCCGATGTCATATCGATTGCTTCGCCGTTTGTGTCGGAAGTCCAATACCATGTTATTTTCTTGACGGGCGAAGCAACATCTTCCGTCCGCGTCACGGTTCCTACAGCGGCGGCGCAAATCGCAATGGCCAACAAAAGCCCAATAATTCCGAGGCGTTTCATGTTAGTCCTCCAGAGCCATAACGGAAATCGTAACCCCGCCTGACGCCGGGGCAGACGAAAGCAAAATATCTACCGCGCCCGCGAGGGGCGTATAGCCAACGATGTATGTATAGCTCGTCGATGCCGTGATTTTCAGGCTCGGAAAAACGATATCGTCGGCGTCGATAGTATCCACTTGAAACGATATAGTATTGGCGGTCGTTGTGGAAATCGTGTTCGTTTTGGCGTAAAGGGCGCGGTTGCCGTGAATCATTAGGGCGGAAGTCGCGAAGGACGCCTGTCCATTGGCGGGAATCGTAAGGGTTCCGGTTATCACTTCCGCTTGCGACTTCGTCGAAGAAACGACCTGCGCCGTAGAGGCGACCGTCGATCCTGGATACGATCCGTCAAGATAATTAAGCTCGGTCCCGGAAGACGAAACGCTCGTTCCGCTAACGTACAAAATGAGGTTAGAGGGAATCTCCAAACGGTTTGTGACCGTCACTTCGGAGATGGAAATTGTTGAGGATAAAACAAGCGCTTTAGATGCAGTCGATTGGCCCGGCGTGACGCCAGAGACGTAATTTATATTTGTGGCCGATGCGATAAGCGGGCTGCCCTGAAAGGTGATAAATCCGCCCGGCTCCAAATCGATAACACCGCCGGAGAGAACCTTAACCACGCCTCCGTTATCGACAACTTGTCGGTCGCCGTTCGAGTCCATGTAAATTTTTGTGACGTATTGCGCCGCGCCAAACTGCACAAACGAAAGTACGCCGAGAACCATCAGCACGGCCAAGAATCCAATATACTTTTTCATGTTTTTCACTCCTTCTGGCCGAGGCCATCATTGTTCTGTTGAGCGCCCGGAAAGGATGAAAACCGGGCGCTCCGGCAGAAAAATGGGGCGCGGCGAAATTCCTTATGCGGTTCCCGCAATGGGCGAAATGTGAATCTCCGAAACGATCGTACCGGACACATTATTGTCGACCGGCATAACATGCGCTCCGCGCTGGATTGCATAGCACGATCCAATCGTTGAGGATGTACCGACAACAACGAGCAAGAACAGGTAGCGATAAATCGGTTTTACAACCTCAACCGCCATTACTCCATTATTGGCTTCCGATGCGACTTTTGTTCCAACGAGGTCGGCGGCGTCGGTTCCGGCGGCAACGTCCCCGCCCTGCACTTTTATGTAATTGTTTACGGCATTAAAGGTTCCAACCGAGGCCATGAAAACCACATCGTCGAATTGCGCCATGTCAATAGCGGATCCGGTGATGGTAGTCGTTCCGGCGCCGGTATAGTTGATCACTTTCGTGATTTTGGAATCATTGAGAATTTGGCTCATTTTGTTTACTCCTTTCTCCGGGGCTTAACCCAGTTTCACCCGCGCGAAGGCTTCGCTCAGGACGGGCATTCCATCGAAGGCTAAGTTTGAAAACTCCAAACCGAGTTGATTAGTCGCGACGTAGAGCTCGCGCAAAACCTGGAGCCGCATATCGACGGCGTCGGCGCACCAGTAATAAGAGTAATCGCCAAACATGCCGACATATTGGCCTGTCGTGAAGGTGTGCGGCGCAAACTCCGAGACGAGAATAGGCTTGCCGAGAAGCATGTCCGGCTCGCCCTCACTCACGGACGCCCGCCAAATATACTGGCCTTCGCCGTCCTTGAGTTTATTGAGCAGCTTGAGCGCGGTATTATGAAACAGCCAGCGGCAGCCCGGCCAGTACGGTTGACGCACGGAATATTTCGCCTCGATAAGGCCGTCGAACGTGGGGGATGTATCCGTGTTTCCCGTACTCACATCGCGGGCGGTTCCGATTCCATTGTCGGATGCGGTAAAAATTCCGAGCGGTTGGTTGGCTCCCGATCCTGTGAGATAGCCATTCTCAAGGGTCTTCTCTAGGGCGAAAGAAACGCGCCCGGATACGTAGCCCTCGATATCGATCTTGGGAGAGTTGGCGAGA